AAAGTAGGAACATTTGTTGCTGTATTAACATAAGCAGTTCCAGCTTGATCCCTGTTTCCTCCCACCTGTACAGAATACCCTGCATCTGAATATGTTCTTATTCTTACATACATTGAAACTGCTGTCACATTAGGAGTTTGAGCATAAATAGCTGTGTCATAAGCACCTCCAAGTGTTACTGTAGTACTTGATGTTTGACCATGATTAGTAGTCTTTATTAACGATCCATTAACATATAACAAAGATTGTACATACAGATTTCCAGCATTATAGAGTGTTATGGGGATGTTATTACCAATAGTAAAATTAACAGAATTAGTTATGTATGCCTCTCTTGGGATTGTGTAAAGTGTTACTGTTGCACCAGCACTTCCAGTATTCGGTCCATATCCACCAGAATATATGAGTGTTGTTCCTGAACTAATATATATTTGCTTAGTACCATCTGCATTATGGGAAACTGTTTTATTAACCGATACAAGTGGTATTGGATTAGTATTTCCTCTGGTATCTATCCAGATGCTTGTAGCAGTAGCCGATGTTCCATCTGCCGTAATACTATGACTACTTGCAGTACCATAAGAGTTTATGTCTGTAGCATATTTTCTAACATAAGCAGTAGCATGTACATCAGATGTATTATTTGTGATATTTACATTATCTTCGTACCAGTCAATATAATATTCATATTTGTTTGACCATGATGAAACTGTTCCTTGTATTCTTGCCATGTTAATCCTTTACACTAATTGCTAATCCAGTACTTGAAGGTATGAATCTAACTGCCTTAGTTTCATTGTCATACCTTTGTATCTGTAATAAATCCTGAACAAATAAGTTCGTAATCTTTCCTGAATCCTTAGACACATACATTATCACTTTATCACTTCCACTGGATGTATCATAGACTGCATAATACTCATTTGTTAAAAGACTTTTAAAATAACTGTCAGTCTTGGCTATAGAAAAACCATCCTTATCAAATCTAAAGTCTGTTCCATACACTTCATTAGGAGCTTGAATCCAACCATTTACATCACCCTTCTTTAGTACTATATCCGATACTGTTATCGTCTCTGTACTTGCACTCTCTATTCTCATAGTTGTGTTTATAGAGGTTGCAGTAAACTGATACTTAAATGTAATCCAACTTGCACTAGTAGGTAAATTAATAACACCTATTACGCCTGTTAATGTTAGATCAGTGTTTGCATTAGATTTATACCTGAAAAAACAAGTGTAAACTTGTCCCACTATAGTAGGTACTGTTCTTTCAATGTACTGGTCGGTTAGTATAATTGCACTTTTACTTTCTGTATAAGCTCCTGTATCAGTACCTGTGTCTATCGTTCCTGTGTTTCTTGCATCTACCAAGTCACCATTCTCATCAAATATTTGCCATTCCTTTATATCCCCCTTAAGACCAACTGCATTTTTAAGTAGATTAGTTCCTCCTATTTGACTAACTGATAGCTCCAAAGCATCAGATGTAAGCTCTAAATCTGCTACATCAGACTGTAAAGTATTTATATCGTCATTAGCAGTTTCTACTAAAGCCCTGATTTCATTTGTATCTATAGTTAAGGTGGCTGCTGATGTTACAAGTCCACTTACCTGTGAACTTATCAATGTAATATCTCCCTCTTGTTTATCTACTTTAATCTCTGTATTTCTAATAGTCTTCCCTATAAATCCTGTTGTAGTGTAATCTGTTATATTTTGTACAGGTAGATCAGACTTGATGATTTCCTGTAGTCCACTTCCAACATTCATCTCCCAATCCAATACTACCACCTCAAAACCTCTGCCATCTGTATCATAGACTTTTATTCTATCCCCAACCTCTAAATATCCATATCCTGTTGTCTTTGCCTCAAATGAATAATAATTTAATCCTAGTAACCCATCGTACATCACCATAAGGTATGTATAGCCATAGGCTATTTGTGTAATCCATGTACTTCTGTCAGAATCTACTATCAGGTTATTATCAAACTTAATTTCTACCCTATCGGCTGGTAATGTATTAAAATTATCTATCGTTATTTGTGAATTATAATCACCATCGCTAAATGTTCCTGCGAATGGTTGTACTATAAAAGCCGTCATGTCTGGTCCAGTGCAAGTTGCAAAATTAGTCCATATCTTTGCATCCTCCGATCTGTCAAAATAGAAAGTTCCACCACTCTCTCGTATCTTTATCCATCTAAAATTATTAATGTCGTATGTAGCTGAAGCAACCTCTGTCTGTACACTTGCAACTGTCTTATAAGCCTTGATTAGAGTTCCATTTACATACCAGAACAGTTTGTCTGTTGAAGGGCTAGAAGCCTTTAACAACTGTAATGGAGAAGCCTCCATCATAGACAAATCCTGACTTCCTCTGTTTACAAACTGGCAATATATTTCTGATCCAGTTAAATCATAAGAATCAACAGAAGATATCCCAGAGTACTCACTTGATGTTCCAGTATATAGATTAAGTGCGTTTCCTACTGCATCATAATAATTAAAACCTGATCCCCATAGATAAGGATTTATAGTTGCACTATCGAATCTGTCGACCAATGCAGACGCATAAAATAGCCATCCTGTGTTATTCCCCCTATTTACAGAGTGAGTACCAGCACTAGCACTTCCACCTGTTAAAGTGTTGTCTTTTAGCGACACATAATCAGCTGTTTTAGCACCAGTTACAGCAAGAGTTGCTGCAGAGTTTGCGACACTTGATTGTATACCTATTAAATGACCTGCCTCACCGACTAAATCCAATGTTCCACTGATAGACTGTGTACTTCCACTTGCGAACTCCAATGTTAGATCAATCCCACTATATACAGCACTAAAGTTTCTAAAAGAATTATTCCCTGAAATGGATAGGTCAAATGGCGAATCCAGTTTCACGGCAGATGGAACGATACTGATATCCTTAACTATGAATCCCCCTGAAATAGCCCCTCCTGTATACCCACCTGTGTTCTGTATAACGATAGATACACCAGTGGTAGTATCATATACATAATCCCAGCCGATATGAAAAAAACTTGTTGTTACAGTCATTGTTCCTGCTGTAAGCCATTGGCTGTAAGATGTGTTGTCTGGCTCTACCCAGAACTCCTCTGGAGCTATTATATTATAATTACCCATGTTTAGAGTTCCATCGTTGGTATTAAACTCAAACACCCCTGTTAAAGTAATATCAGAATTAATTGTCCAGACATCGGTATTTGTTCCTGCTGTGGCATTAAAGTAAAAAGATTCAAAAATCATTCCTGCTGTATTTATTGTTTTGTTCGTATCATTAGGCATAAACCTTATGACTAATCCTGTTCCCACTATCATATCTGTAGACATTGTAAGGCTTCCTGATACCCTGATTGTATAAAATCCACCACCACTATTTGCTAGAAGCGATGGATAGTTTGTAACGCCTGTCCAATCCATGTCTTTACATACAGTACTAGCACTAGCGAGATCAAGTGTTAGGGTTTGTCCATAAGCCGTGAATGAATTAAGGTCAAAGTAAACATTATCAGATGCTGTTGGAAGATTAGCTACATTAGGAGTACCCCCTGATGTGGTAGCCCAATGATTAGTGGCATCACTCCATGTTCCTGTTCCTCCTACCCAATATCTGTTTGCCATTTTAAATAGTGGTCAAAGTAATATAATCTCTCTGTGGCTCTCTAGCCAGTGTAACTGTATTCACTTCTTCTAGTTTGTTCTTTATGTCTAATTCAATAAGATTGTCTTTAAGTAATGTATCTGCAGTTCCATCTACAGAAATAACTCGTACCTCTAACTGCCCACTTGTGTTGAAAGCTATTATAGATGCACTTGCTTCTGCCACATCATCTAATACATCCCTAAATGTCATATCAATCCCTGCAAATGGATCGTCTGTCATAGTGGTATTATAATTAGGAAATCTTGGCGTTGCTAGTGTCCAACCTAACCTTAAGCATATTGCCTCCAAGAACTGCTTTAGAGTTACAGGAAATACAATGTCATATATTGGATCTAGATCATACCTAATAGAAGTTTCATACATCTTGTCAAACAGTTTGATCTTGGTATCTCTGGTATCCTTTCTATACTCTTGTTCTACCACCTTGAAGCTCCCATAATCTATGTACTCAACGCTAGTATCAGGTAATACTACTCCAAATCCTATATTAACCCATCTTCCTAATAACCCAACTTCACCAGCAATAATAGCTTCTCCACTTCTCATTACAGCCTTACCAATATCACCCTTTGCTGAAAGTTTAAGAGATACAAGGTTATCATCATCTCTGATATATGTACCAGAATCATTGATATAGGCTTTGAACTGCCTCCCTGCTGACTTAATTGCTGTTTTGAATGGACTACTTGTTGTAATCATGCACTTATACTACCAGTACTTGCAGTCATGGTAGTTTTATTAAAAGGTATTAAATGTACTGTAAATGGCTCGTATAGTTCCTTATTCTTATCAAATAATGAATATTCGTAATCACCTGCATAAAATGTTCCTGATTTATAACTATCTGTGTTCTCGTCAAACCAAGTGACTGTAAAACTAGATTCCTCAAGCAGATTAAGTAAGGTGCTCATCTCTGCCTTTGTAGTGTACGAGAAATCAACTATTAGCTTATGAAATGTCCCAACATAGGTAGATATTAAATTACCTGCCATGTTTCTGTTTGCGTCTACCCACAACTTATTAGGCTGTACTTTAAAGCCCTTTATCTTAGGTAGTTGCGTATTCCCAATCTTTACTAGATAACTAATTGCCATGTTATATATTAAATACTAAACTATTTGTTGCCTTACTTCTATTATTAACATAATCTATAAATTTAGAGTAGATTCTTTCTTCCCCTATATTAACTACTATGTTCCCACTTTGACCACCTGATCCATTGATCTTATCTGCCAACTCATTGATCCATTTTCTGTTATCAAGAGGTATGACTGCTTCTCTACCAGCCTCTCCAATCATAGCAACTGTAGGAGAACTTACAATACCACCCTGTGCCATTCTAGGTACTTCGCCAACCCTAAAGTTGATACTTCCACTACCCATAGCCTGTGAAAGCCCTGAAATACCCCCTATAGCCTTATTTATAGCCCTTATAATTCCATTTATTGTATCTATTACCGAATTTACTCCTTGTTTAAATATTACCTTTATTACTTCCCATACTCCTCTCAATGTTCCAACAATTCCACCCCAGATATTTCCCATGTCGTATCCTAACTTCCAGAAGAAGAATGCTACATCTGCCCATGCAGTACTTAACCAGTGAAGAACATCTTTTATAGCTTGTACTATCCAATTTAAGACATCAGCTACTGCATTATATAGCCAAGTAAATATTGGAGCTAAGAATCTTATTAAATCTCCAAGACTAGACATTGACTTTTTGAAATGTGCTACTAGATTACTTATTAGCCACTCTGATAATGGTTTTAGGAAGTTCTGCCAGACAAAGTTTATTACCTGCCCTAATCTATCAAAACCTTCAACTATTAATCTTCTAATTGCATCTTGTAAGGGCTTTAATACTGGCTCTATCTTTACCCATTCCTGCATAAATACTACAACTATTTCCTGAACTGCATAACCTAGCTTAATAAACAAAGGCATTAGTTCTCTATTCCAGAATCCAACAACTGGTGTAATAATATTGTCGTTTAACCATTTCCAAGCCACCCCAAGTGATTCTATAATAGGATTCAAAAAGGTACTGATCTTACTACCTATCTCTTGGAAAGCCTTTGTAACCTTATCTGCATAGTCATTTACTGCGTTTGCATCAAATGTTGAGGTGTCAATCTGTAAAGGACTACTATTGCTATATCCTCCTCCTGCAGTGACATCGCCTCCTGCTGTTGAAGATGGGGATGTTAATACATTCATTTCGTCAAAACTAGCAAGTCCCATCAACTCCTTCTTTAAAGCCTTTGCACTATCTGCAGCCTTGTCTATGTTCTTTCCTGCGTTCCCTGTTGAAGTAGATAACTTGTCCTGTGCCTTTGATACTGCTAACGAGACATTCGCCATTCCTAAGAAGTTCTTTCCTATTACTGGTATAGAAGATAATAACCTACCTATCACTCTGACAAATGCTAAAACAATTCCTGCTACCTTAGCTGTGAAGTTTGCTATATCCAAAGAAGCTCCATTGACTGTTAACTGTATACCTTTCAAGAAGGCTAATACACCTTCATTTAGAGCCATCTGAATAGGTTTTACAGCTTGACCTATAGACACTTGCAGATTGACTATACTTGCGTTAAGTTTGGCAATTTGTCCTGCACTTGTATTTGCTAGTCTTGCTGCGTCACCTTGAAATAGATTTCCTTGTTCAAGAAGTCCATTATACAAAGCCTGTCTTACACCAGCATCTTCTGTTGCTCTGGACAGATCCTTCTCTGCATATCCAGCACTAACAAGTATCTTTGATAGATTTTTAGTGATACCTGCATTATCTACGAGAATAGAGTTTCCATTTTTAACACCTTCGGTAGCACTACTTATAGCCTGTCCAAAATCTAATGCTCCCTGTCTACCAAAAGAAGCACTATCTTTGAATACCAACATCAAATCATTAGCCTCTTTGAGATTAAATCCAGTAGCAAGTAGGTTTTTAAGTCCTGTAGCAGAATCTGTAACCGACATAAGACCATCAGAGGCAAGTTCCTTTGCAGACTCTGTGGCATCTTTCATCGCATTGTTCCCCAGTTTCTTACCTGCTACTGTCTGAAGCCCTATCAAAGCACTCTCGTACTTCATTGTAGTTTTTACACTGTCTTCAACAATGTTATTTAACTGTTCTAATCCTTTTCCTATTAAGGCAACTCCACCTGCTAATACAGCAAAGGCAATGTTAGCACCCAATACAGCCTTTCCCATAGTTCCACCAGCACTAGCTACAGCTCCCATTCCTGCAGGAAGTCCTGATAGCTGTTTCTGGATAGAAGTTAATTGACCTTTGAACTGATCAGCATTTGCTGAAATTATTACCTGTAGTTCTTCTACTTTCATTGCCATAGTGTTTTATTCCTTAATAGCATTAAACTTTTTATTTAATCTAATTACCATCCTCTCCATTTCCTCATCTGTCATTACTTCTTTTCTCTTTTCTGTCATAAATGGCTGATCAGGGTATGCCTTTGGATCATTTACTGAATATGCTATATATTTCCCTAGTAAATAATTCTGTGCATCTACCTCTCTTGCCTCCTCTTTCTTCCTCTCAACATATACTTCTAAATGTTTCTTAAACTGTTTAGGAGTTAGATCCCAGAAATAATTAAGATCTAACCCAACTCTAATCGCTACATTCTCTACTGCTTCCCAGTTTTCCCAAAAGGTTAGGCTTTTAGCTCTCCTTTCTCTCCTGTTATGGTTGCCCTGATTTCCTTTATCTTCAGAGCCTTTGGTAAAAAACCACCTACCTGTAGAGCTTCTAGGACATCAACATACATCTCCGTCATTTCTTTCCCTTCTTTTAATTGTTTATCTATCTCATCAAATGCAACCTCTTCATCAACCTTCATTCCATACTTAACTAGAAGTACCAAAGCCTCCATACCTATCTTCATCACTAACTCATAAATAGGCTTTCCTGCTTCTTTCTCTAGGTCTCTTACTGTCCTCGCTGTATAACTTAATACCATAATAGTATTGGTTAATAACTAAAAGGATTCCTAGTATATTTCAACTAGGAACTGCTTTTAAGCACTAACTCCACCAGATACTGTATAGATTGGTTTTCCAGTAATTCGTAAACTACCTTCAAATCCTTCTACACCATCAACTGTTGATTCAGCCTGTTTCCATTCTTTAATGAAGCCACTAAAATCCCATTTTGCTCCAGATGGGAATTGTACTCTCCATTGGTGAATAGTTTGAGCCTCTGCATACCCTAGCATATCTTCAAAGTTATCAGGTGATTTAACAAATCCCTTTAGAGAGATTTCTCCTGCATCTTTGAATCCTGCTATGAACTCCTTATATGAGCTACTTGAATCAAGAGTGGTTACATCTATTTCACCACTTGAGATTCCGAATGCTCCTATAGAAGTGAGGTCTGCAATAGTTTTAGGAGTACCATTAGTTTTGACTAATGATGTTCCCATTGTTCTACTTGCTGCCATTTGTTCTAATTAATAAGTAAATCTTAACACTAAGTGTGAATACCCCTCATCATCTACTAGGTCTGTGTTACCAGTTAGTCTATAACTTAGTGTCCTCATCTTAGTTTCTATCGTGGGTAATAACGCACCTGTATCTTTTGATGTCTTACCCCAAACATCAACACTTATTTCTATGTCCTGAATAGCTACATCATTATCTAGTGTATATTTAGGCACATTGCTTAGAACGCTGAAAGTTATCATTGGGAAGGTCTTTATTATCTCTGGTCTCACTTGAGCAACAGTAACTCCATTTATAGTCTTTAAGACTGTATAAACTGCTTTTTTAGGCTCTGTTATTGTACTCATCTTATTTTCTTTGCTAATTCAGATTTAATATGATCCTTCATTTTCCTATTGATACTTTCCCTATTAGCCATCATTGCTGGAATCATGAATGCTTGTGGTCTCATGAATCTTGTCCCAAACTCCTGATAAATTGCATATTCTGTGTTGGTAAATACTATTCCTGTTTGTTCTTTGGTAAACAGTTTAGTTTTAATACTGTTCTTTAAAGTTCCTGTATCTACTGGAGAGAATGTTTTTGCATCTCTTTGTACTGCTCTAGTTCCCTCTGCAATTACAGGCATAAGATCAACACCCTTAATATCACCAAACTTTTCTATGCACTTAGCGAGATTGAGGACTTTGATGACCATTTAGTTCCTATTAACAAGTAATGTGTATCAAATGGCATCGCCTTAACGATCTTATATTGGAATCCACCATAGCTTACTATGTTGTTAGTTGGTATGTTGGTACTAGTAGTTATACTAACATCAACCTTATCTTCTAACCCATATTCAAGCTGTAGCTTCTCAAGATTACTGAAGTTTACATTTCCCATAAAAGTACCAGTTACTGCTACATCTTCTGTCTTAGCCCAGCCCTCATCATCTATCTGTTCAGAAATAGAGTATGTGGTTATGGTCTTGTCATAAAATGTATCTTCAAAGGTTGTTTTTAGGGTAGATGGTATTTTCAATTACTTTTCCTAATATATATCTGTCAAGTAACACCTTCGCACCACTAAAGATTTGACTATCATCGCTTGAGTTTAGGAATGTCACAACATTCTCCGAGTAATTAATGGATTGCCCATTATCAGATATTGATGTAACTGCACCTGTTTGACTATCATTTCTAACTTCAACTGTTTTAAAAGCACCAACTACCACCCCTGCCAAAGCTCTTTCAAGCTCTGTAGGTATTGGAAGCTGATAATCTTCTTCTTCAACTGAATCATCTAATAAATCAAGTTCATACTGTGCAACTAACTGTTGTCTATTCATGTAAGCCAATGCTCTATCAACAACATCTCGGACAATTAAGTCTAAGAGTGCATCTGTCACATTAACTAAACTCGTATCCAACACTTTTGCATATCCTTTTATTCTTGCGATGATAGTTTCCATCTTTAATTTACGCTAATAACTATTAAGCACTTATATCAGCTCCACCTAATATTGCTTTAAATACTAGATCTGGCATTACTACCTTAGTTCCAAAGTAGAATGGTAGATATAAAGCCTTTTCATCAGATAAAGGAAGTTGCTCAACTCTTGCTTCTCCTAATACTACTGGTTGTGCTACAGATCCTCTGTGTTGAATTGTACAATCAACGCCTTGTCTTACTGCTCTTACTGTTTCTACTCCCATGAATGTCTTGATATCAGCTCCACCTTCTCTTGGATTTGGTAATGTCAAAAGATAGATAGCTAAGTTATCATAGAATTCTGGAGATAACATTAATACCATATCTTCTCTGTCAACTTTCTTAACATTGTTACCAGTTCTTGATTCTAAGTATTGAATCAACTGCATAACTTTAGCTTGGATAGTTGTAGAAGCTGAAAGGTCTACTACTGCTGCTGCAGTTTGTAGCTTTAGGAAATAATCAGTTTCTAATGCTTCTCCGATTGCGATTGCATAATCTGACTTTCTAGATGCAAATAGATCACCGAGTCCACCTGCATTGTATAAAGCTAGATCTTTTCCAGTTAGTTCTTCTGCTAACTCTTTGTCAGTATCAATAAGTACATCAACACCATAGTTAACAACTTTGTTACCTGCTGCTGCTGATCTTGCTGTACCATAAGCTTGTACTGCTGAACTCTTGAATCTTCTTACCTTGATTGTTCCACCTCTTATAGCTTCTCCTCCAAGATAATCAGTATTCTTATACTGTTGAGAAATAAATTTAGCAAATACTGTTCCTTTGACTGAACCATATTGTACTGCTAGGTCATCTTTATCTACTGTATTTTGGTAGTAGATGGCTCTTGCTGGTTGTGTTGCCATTTGTTTAAATTTTTATAAATAATCCTACTTCCTAGAACAGATTAGAAGCGAGTCCTGTCTGTGCTGGTTGCTTTGTTGGATTAGTTTGATTGGAGATATCTTTAGGAGCTTCTCCTTGAAGTTTCTTCTCAACACCTTTAGCGATTCCTAATGCCCACTTTTCCCTAAATGTAGAGATTCTATTCTCCATAATTACAGGATCAGTATCTACTAAGAAATCAATAAAGTCGGTAGGTATCTCATCTTGTGCCAATTTCTCAACACCAGATAATTTATTTTCCCTAAGTGTTAATTCAGTTTCTTTATGAGCCAACTCCTCATCTCTTTTTCTTGCTAATTCCTTTTCCCTTTCATCAGCACTCATTTTAGTCATCTTCACAGCTTCATCAATCTTCTTAGCAGTTTCCTGCTCGTTCTTCTTGATGACCTCTGCAATTCTCTCTTGGACTATCTTGTTTACTGCTGAAACTGGGAGGGTTTTTTCAACCTCTGTTTTTTCCACCTTTTCTACCTCTTTGTTAGAAGCCTCTGGTGTAGTTGCTTCTTGAGTTTTTACTTCGTCTGCCATTTAAAGGCTCGTAATAAATAAATCCGTATAACCCTCGTCAGGTATGTTACTTAATAATATCGCACCAAAAATATCCATTGTCAAATATTATTCACAAATTGTTCCATCACTTGTTCACCTGTCTTACCCTTAATTAGCCTCCCTGTCCTTGCTTTAGTTCCAGTCTTTAGTTTGTCGCTACTTAGTACCACTAATGTCGTACTCCTACAGTTAGGATGCATAGGAGGGTAATTTAGCCCTACTTTTACATCTGTTATGTCATATATATTTCCATCATGATTTCTACATATCTTTGAAGTCCTTCCATCTAATACAGCACTGAACTCATACTGCGTGATTCCATCATCTATATAGCTCTGTAGCTCTGCTTGGTTATTAAAATAATTGCTTTCTGTTCTTACTAGTCTTGTAGCATCATTCTTGGATACATCAAACCTATCTCTTAAGATCCTAGCAGTCTTTTGATATGACTGTCCTGATGTTAAAGCTCCCCCTATGATTGTAGGTAATTCTCTAGCCAATCCACTTACATTTCCCCATATCCTCGTAGAGAAGTTACCCCCCACCCACTTTGAGTTGAGAACTGCTTGTCCTATGCTCTTATCTAGTGTTGCAAAGGATATCTTTATCCCTGCATTTTGTATATCTTTCTGTGATTGCTCATAGGTAGTATTAATGATCTTCTCATAGGCTCTTTCACTAATCTTCTGTTCTTTCTCTGGTATCTGATAAATATCAAAATATATCTGTTGTTTTAAAGCCTCTAATCTAGATAATCTATATAGATATCTCTCATCATACACATCATTAATATCAATACCTAGATTAGCAGCCTTAATCCTTATCTTCTTTAGAAACAAATCCTTTTCTTTAGGTAATAAAGCCCTACTAAGATCTGCTTTAGTTAGTATCCCCTTCTTGGAATAGTTATCGTATATGGACTTAATATCTTCATCAATGTTTCTTAGTGACTGGTTATATATGGGGATAATATTACCCATAGCAGTGTTACCAATGTTCTCACTCTTAACTAATCTTTTGATTGCCCTGTTTTCCCAATACTGTTTGTTTTGCATCTTCTGGAAGTGTAGTTATTTCTCTAATTAATTCTGCAACCTCAATATATGGCTTACTTGCAAGATAGTTGATAATCTTGTTAAGAAGCTCTGTAGATATCCTTCTATCCTTCATTAAAGTAGAATAATAATTAATCTGCTGTAATAGCTCCTACGACTGCATCTATTTGATCTATTCCATCTTTAATTTCTGTTCTTTTTAACATCTCTAAGACATAAGACCTCTTACCCTTTATGGTTTGTTTAACAAACTTGCCTATAGCCTCTTTGAAGAATTGCTGTTTAGTAAGTGGGTTGTCGTTAGTCCATCCCAAAGCCTCGCAGAAGTCTTTTAGGTCATCTACCGATAAGGTTATTCTTGTATTTATTTCCATATAACTAACATAACATATTAAATTAATCTCTCAACTACCATAACCACACCTGCTAAGAGTTCTGTAACTGCTGTGGTTTCTGACCTAAATCTCAACTGACAAGTTCCTGTATTTCCAGTCGTAACCAGTAATGCTGTTGTTACAAAAGGTACATCAAGTGGTCCTGATGGAACACCTGTGGTTGGAGCTACTGTAGTATCATCTGCTATAGAGTAAGTACCTGCAAGTGTCGCAGTTGTTAGTGGATGATGAGTCATTACATCTATCGCTGTTACTGCCGAGCTTAAATCAAACTGTACTCCTACACCAGTAGTCGCAGCAGTTGAGTTGATTCTTCCCATTACTCTAATCCAATAGGTTGAGTTTGTTTCATAAGAAAATACTGCTCCTGATACACTTACAGGTGTTGTATTAGCACCAGTTGTAGTAACTCCTGAACTTTTAGATACATGAACATAAGGTGATGCCCAACTGCCATAGGCATTAAGAAAGTTTAGTGGATTGTTTGTTGCCTTTGGTACAAATCCATGTGCAGAGTTTGAAACATTACCTGTAGGAACATCTGTTAAATTCATTTTTGCCTCTGTAACTGTAGAATTGTCTATAGTCCATGTAGCACCTGATCCACTTACTGTAATATCTCCTTTATCTCCATCTGAAACTCCTCCTCCAAAATCTGAAATAAGAGCTTTCTTTAGATTTCCTGAATCGCTAGTATCCGAGATTAAGGCATAGTCAGTTCCTACTGCTGTTACTGCAGTCTTTCCTGTAATTGCAGTCTTGTCTACTGTCAAAGCACCTGATCCAGTTACCTCTCCTGTATGAGTTGCATTTGTAGTTACATCACCAACTCTTAATAAATTCACACCTTCTACTGATACTAGTCCTGCCGATACTCTAGCTATTGTGGTATCAGAAGCATTTCCAAGTTCAATGTTTCCAGTTGTAGTTACAGTCGCCACTGTTATGCTAGGTGTTCCTGTAAGTGCAGTTGCTACTGTATTGTCGCCTGTATTAGTACCTGATACTGTTGCTGTTGCAGAAGCTGTTAAGGTTGCACCATCTACGATTGTTAAAGTAGAGCTAGTTGCTGGTTCTGTAATTGCTACCTTAGAGATAAAAGGTACGCCGGTTGTGGTTGTATTCTTTAATACACCAGTTGCCAGTCCAGAAAGTAAAACGCTATTTATCCCAACTACTGTTAACGCACCTGATCCTGTCGCATCACCTGTGTGCGTTGCATTGGTTACAAGCCCCGAATATAAGGAGTTGGTTGAATTATCTCCTGTATTTGTGCCACTAACTGCCGTAGTTCCTGTTACTGCTAGTGTTGGTGTTGATGTTCCTGATAAGGTTACCCCATTTACACTTGAAGGTGTTATTGCACCAAGCGATAAAGAAATAGCTGGTGTAGTTGTACTTGTAGCTACACTGCCTGATACTCCATTTGCTGTTGTTACTGACACATCTGTTACTGTACCACTTCCACTAGGGGTTACAGCCTCAAATCCATTATCAGCACCATTTCTTCTAATCACTTGATTAGCCGACATTGTTATATTGTTTGGTATATCTCCTGAGTTTGCCATTATCCTATTAGTCCTAATGATTTAAGATCTCCAATTAATGTGCCAAGTACTGATGCCAACTCATTGACCGAAGTACTTGAAACATCAAAAGCTCTATCTGTAGATGAATTTGTAACTGTATATGCACTAGGTTGTGCTACTGGTGTTTGGTTATAGAAACCTATCTTCTGTGTAGTAGCAGTTCCTATCTTCATTCCATTTGTTGCGTCTTGAACGATTATGTCCTTTCCAACATATATGGAGTTTTTAACTGATAAATAGCCATTTAGTCCTGTTACTGGTGAGCTTGGTGATTCCTCTCCTATTGCTACACTACCTAATCCCCACGGCGATAAGTTCACATTCCCATTTGAGAAGTCTGCAGTTATTATTGTTCTTGCGTTTCCACTTCCATCCTTTCCTCCTAGTAAAAAACTCTCTGTTTCATATCCACTTCTTGTATCTATTCTAAAGACACCTTGTATATGCCCACCAACAGGTGAACAGTATTCTGAAAAGTTATCCCAAAACTCTGCTATACCATCATTAACTGCCAATCCTGCCTGTGTCGTTCCTCCGTGATACCTTAGTCCGGGTGCAGAAGCTCCACCTGCTCCTTGTGGAAATATCAACTGATTGTTTAAAGCTGATTCATCACTCTTTAGACTTAATCCACTAAGTTTTACGATTGAAGTTGTTGGTAAAGATAGTGTCTTTGCAGTCGTGCCTGTTAATGTTAGCCCATTGCTTCCACTTAAAGTTAAAGATGGGTAATTATTAAAATATATATTTCCTGTAGTAGTTAAGTCACCAGTCTTAGTCATATACAAATCTGCTGTTGCTGTTGTAGATGTTGGAGTTACAGTTGCCGTGCCTCCTACATACAAGTCACTCCCATTGATTGAACAAGAAGTACCACCTACATCGAAGTAATAGTCATTTGAAGCTCCCCAGTAACTATCTCCAATAACTGCTATTCTATATCCATCTGCACCTGTTACTGCCGTCCATGTTAAGTCTACTGTATAAAAGCTATTACTTGCACTGTTATCTGATGCAGTTACATTTGCTGGTGTTGCAGAAAATATCGTGGTTCCTCCATAAGTTCTGTAAGCATAAATATCATACTCGAATGAATATCCGTCATTATAATAAGCGTTTCCATTCCCATAATTGATTGTTATTGTGTCACCAGTTACATTACCTATTGTTGCAGTATCAGATCCAGTTATATCTAGCACCGATCCTGCTCTAGGAGCTGTACCTATTCCTAGTTTGGTAGTCATATAGTTACTACCATCAGTGTTTAATTTACCTGTTACATCTGGAATTGTAGGGGTATTTATAAGGTCACCATAGTCTTTGTCCCAAGCAGTGAATACTGGATCTAGTTCTGTTTCTAACTTGGTATTTAAGACTGTCTGTAGATCTGTCTGTGCTGATAATGTTCCTGTAATAGTTCCCCATGTACCACCACCTGTACCTGAATGAGAATCAATATAATTTACTAAGTCTGTTTGCCTTGTTAATTCTCCACCTACATCTCCCCACTGTGCGACTGTCACTACTGGTCTTGTTTCATAAGTTCTAATCTTCTTAACCTTTTTAATGACTTCCTCCTCTATATCCTTAATTTCTGGTTTTGTAAAATAGTCCTCACCCTTTATAGGTGTCTTTCCATCTTTACCCTTTGCACCAGCTTTTCCATTTTTACCATCTTTTCCATCTAATCCATCTTTACCTTGATCTCCTTTCTCACCTTTCTCACCATCTTTGCCATCAACTCCATCTTTTCCATCAAGTCCCTCGTCACCTTTCTCCCCTTTATCTCCCTTATCCCCCTTGTCCCCCTTATCCCCCTTAAGTCCTCTCTCACCTTGCTTTCCATCAGTTCCATTGAATACTTTAATCTTTTCTATGGTCTCCACCCTCTCTTTAACCCCTTGAATTTGCCCTTGTAGGGTACTTTTAACAGCGTCTACTGTGTCAGTAAGCACTTCTACCACTCCAAGTGTTTCATCAATGGCTTTCTTCTCCTCTAATACCTTTTTTATTTTATTTTTAGTGATTAAGTTCATTTAACTAGATTCTTCATCTTGTCCATTAAACTTTGCTTCTTATTCTGTGTATCTTCGGTAGCACTATCCTCTGCGTTATTTACAGAAGGCACATCAGTTCCAAACTGTTGGTTTTGTAGATTCATATCCTTAACCTTTTGTTCTTCTACCCACTTAGTCTCGTCATCTGCATTCTCTACAAAGGAAAGTCTTGATATTAAGGTGTTATTGCTTACCTTTCCATCTAGATTCATAATCATTTGTGATGTTTCTAGGTCATTCTGTGGTAAGTTTCTCTTAAAGATTACATCAATGTCATAGCTAGGGATCTCTTTGCTCTTACTTGCCTTCACTAGATAACTATTATATATCTCAAACCTTTCAAGTAACCCTTTCTTAAACGATCTCTCTTTGTTCATAGCATTTTGTACAAACCCTAATAGTTTGTATTGCAAAGCTACTCCAGTTGCATTTCCTGCAAAGTTCTCATCACTAAAGTTAGGTGTCATTGAGATCTTACAGATGTCAGCTTCTATTACCTTTCTTAGTACATCAACATCATTCTCGTTGAGCATCTTTACTAGATACTCTGCCTTAGTTCCCATAGGCACACTCATTACCCTATTCTCCTTTAGTTCAACCAACTGTTTAGGAGTTAGGTCTATTCCATATAATACTAGAAGTGCTTCAACTAATTGCTGTTTATCGTTAACTCTATCTGATTGAAGTATGTTATATGCGTCTATTAGCGTTATAACCATTTCAAAATCACCTACTGCGTCTTCATTGTTTAGATACTCTACAACAGGCACTTGCATGTGGTAGTGAAGTCTAAAGTCCAACATCTTTAGATCCTCGTTAAAGTCTATGATGTTAGTATTATTGACTACTATTACATCCTTGTACTTCTTAACAGTAGTAATTCCCTCAACTATCTTCTCCACCCTTGAGTACATTACTGCAAATAGCTTGTTATGATCCATTGTGTCATCGTAAACCACAATACAGTTTAGAGGACTTAGATCTTTACTTAGTACCTTATTCTTCTCATTAGCATAGATATATTCAAATGACTTCCCAAATATAGATGCCTTCTTTCCTAATCTTACATCAACATCTGATATTGGTTGTTCCTTGTACATGTTAATAACTGGATCTAGTGCAGAGTTATTGTTTTGATCTTCATTCTCCTCCCCTTCATAACTATACTCAACCTCATTACCCAACAAAAACCCGACATTCATATCGGTAATATACTTGGCATGATTAACCATGATCTTTACATTAGCTAAAGCCTGTGCCTTAGTTCTCTCCATAATAGGCTGGATTCCCATATAGTAGTTATGTAAATCTCTAAACCTTTGAGATTGCAACTCATTATATTCAATGGCGTTTTTTACGCTCTCTGTGTTGACTTGGGTATTCTTATCTACTGTATACATGTTTATATATATAATTATTAAAAGCCTATGTTAGGCATCAATTTAACTTCTTGTACCTTCTTGAGCTTTACCAATCCTACATATCTAACAGGATCAATAAAATGATTAAACTCATCTACTGGCTCATTAATTTTGTTTCCCATCTTGTCCTCTCTCCACTTATATCTTCTAAATTCCCTCTCTGCATTTATAGATCTCTTGGTAATGTGTATCTTAAATTGCTTTAATATATCTATACCAAACTTAATGCTATCTGCTCCCTTAGTTGTGGGAATAATACCTGTAAATCCACTCCTATATATCTCCTCAATACTCTTTGGCTCTGCAGAATCAGCAATAATCAAAGCAGATTTAGGTATCCCCAATGATATCATCTTAGAAGCTATATCTTGGTTTGTCAATGCTGTTTGATAGAATATCTCATCCAAATAGAGTTCATTGTCTTGCATCCATACCGATGCTAAACAGGAAGGATCTATTGTATAACCAAAGTCCAGCCCATAAGCAATTAGGTTAGCAGTATCAGGAACTTTGTCTACGATGTCCCAGTTTTCAAATACAACACCCTGCAACCTACTCTTAATACCAAGACCATATACCTGCCACATGTATAAATCGGCAGTACCTTGCCTTATGTTAATCTCGTTTGGCTCATAGCTTAGTATCTTGGCTCTCTCATTCTTTCCTAAGAATGGATTATCTAGCTGTGTGGAATGTATAAATATTACATCTGGTCTTTTCTCTAGGTCATAAACCCAGTGATCGTCAGTAACAGGGTTGAAATCTATTAGTATCTGTTTGGTTGTTCTCATTTCTAATTGGTCAAAGTGCTTCTTTGAGACCTCTATGACTTCATTTATCCAAGTATAATCCTGCTTTCTACCATGTAACTTTTCTGCATAGTCTAATCCAAAGAAGGCAAGTTCGCTCCCATTTATTCTATATGCCTGTTCAGCCCTATTTACATTAACTAAAGGCGTTATTGGCAACAGATATAGACTAGACATTTCTTCTAAGTCTTTTAAAAGTGTGGATTTGATCCAAGTGAGTTTGTCTCTGGTAATAGTAGATGTAAATCTCTCACCAGCCATTGCTTTAATAAAAAGGTACTGAAATATACTCCAAGTTTTAGTGCTTCTAGATCCTCCAATAAGAACTATAATCCTCTTATCCTGATGCCTGTGCATCTCCTTGAGGACTCTCGATGCCTGTAGGTCTAAGTTCATCTATATAATGTACATTTATTTTATCTATCTTTTCTCCTTGTGTGGTTATATCTATATTATCTCCAAACTCATCCTTTTTCTTTTTACTTAGATATTTTAGTGCAAACTCTGGATCGTCTAGCCCACTTACAACAGCTCTTCTAGCCTTAATAAACGGATTCTGCTTTAGCTCTTCAAATCGGTCAAATAACTCTTTATTATCTTTCTCCCAATTATAATAAGTCTGCTTACTTATGTTCGCATAAAAACAAGCCTCTGGAATACTAGAGCCTATTGAAAATGCTTCCTCTAGTTTTTGGATTACCTCTGGAGTTAGTTTTGTTGGTCTGCCACCTAAATCAATCATGTTTCTATAGTAATACCTTTTCCCACTTTTGTAAAATAGACTCTGGCATTTCCATCTTAAAATCAAAGAATGGTTTGTTTAATATCATTTTCGTATCAAAGTCCTTTAAGTCCATTCTAAACTTGTACCCATTAACACCATTAGTATTGATTATCTTGTCACTACCCTCCCAATCTGTAATGAGGACAGGTACACCCCTTTGCAACGCTTCGTATACAGAATAACAAAATCCTTCCGATTCACTTAGCTGAACTAAGTAATCATTTCCTTTAATAAATAGGGTGGCGTCTGGATTATATCCTTTCATAGACACTTCTGGTAATGACCATAGTCTCTCCCTTAACCACACTTCCAAAGCACCAGTCCCATATATAGACCATTCAAACCTAACCCCATCCTGCTTTATTCTTGTAGCCATTTCTACTACCTTATCTATTCCCTTTCCTCTTTCAAGCCTAGACAATGTAATCAACCTTAGTACAGGATCAACCTTTAATTCTTTTAAAATGTTAGGGATTATTACAGCCTCTACACCAAAGTGTTCCTTTAGCTTCTTTCCAGCAAGTTCACTAACTGCTACATACACATCAGCTTTAGGTAAAATCTTCACATCATAATGCTTTAGGTCTGTGTGTATAAGCTGTATCTTTTTCTTTGCCTTAATATTAGCCTCGCCAACAAATACAGATGACTGTATAACCACATCACATTCAAAGGGCTGTCCATTGTCCTGTTCCACCTTGCAAACCTCTTTAAACTCACTTGCATCGCCAAATTTATATACAAATGTGACCTTATGTGTTTTGTTTAACCATTTACAAATCTGAAGCTCACTTGTCTTAACTCCACTTAGTTCTTTTACCTTGTGATCGTAAACTATAATCTGCATTCGTTCTTAAATAACTCTAAATATTTATCTTTCATTGATTCCCATGATAGCTTTCTAGATATAGTTCTAGCTAATAGGCTGTTCTTTACAATATCAGTACTAACATTTAACACCTTATCCATTAGATCATTAGCCTCAACATCAAACACCTCTACCATTGCCCTTGTTACAAATTGATTCAATGAGTTAGCTCTTACTAGCCACTTTTCAGGTAATAGGTCTTCATTAGGGGATATATTAGGCATTACAACTGGTATACAAGCAGAAAGTGCTTCCAGCATAGGAATACAAAGTCCCCCATATCTTCTAGGGAGAACTAATAAATCCATTTCCTTATACATCTCAGTATTATCCTCTATATCATAAATAACCCTTAGATTAGGATTGTCTCTAACAGTTCTTTTAATCTCCTTGTTTATCTCGTCATATAATTCCCTTCCCCTTTCTTCTTTTGGTGTCTGTATATAAATCACATACTTAAAGCTATCACCCATCTTCTTTACCATGTTTAAAAAGCTCATAGTTCCATTCCTATCATTAGTTGCTACCCTTCCTGCAATATGACCTATTGTCTTTACCTCTGTGATGCTTCTTTCAGGTATCTTCTCTTTATCTATAGGAAGTGGCAATCTCTCAACCCTTGCCATAGCTAAACAAGCGACATCATATAGATGCCAAGATGTAGGAGCTAATAATAAGTCTGGTGTTGGTAAATTCTTGTTAGATATATATGATAAAAACTCGTAATTATAATGAATGATACTCTTAACTCTTAACTCTCTTGCTCTTTTAAGCATATTAAAATTAAGAGGTGTTTCAGCCATAAAGATAATGTCTAACCCCTGTAGAAACTTCTCTATCACCTCATTAGTTGGAAAACCATTACAAAGTATTACATGAGGGAAATCCCTATACCATTCAGGGTGTTGTGCCATTCCATTGAGGCTAGACAAATCAATAAGCAATATCCGAACAGGATCAAGGTGTCTGCAATAATCAAGCGTCTGCACTCCAAGCCCTGTCCAAGTGGAATAAGCCACTATTCCTAAGTTTGTCATTAAAATTTCATGTTATATTTAATCTCCGATCCCCTAGCATTTAAGTGATAACTTCTTTTAATATTCCCATTCATTGGGTGATAAATCCATAGTTTAAACATATTCCAACCCTGTAATTGTTGAGAGTCCCAAGCATTAATACAAACTCCGTGCATCTTGTCTTCAATAAAAGTAATTGCGTCAGGAGAGAAGTGATCTGCAAGTATTCTCTCATAGAACTTCTTAGATGCTAGATGTGGTCTTTGTGACCATTGGTATGTTCTTATTAAAGGAATACCTTCCAAAATTCTAGGCTCTTGATCTATCATCATATATCTATGAGGCTCTGGTATAAATGCTTCAAAGTGTAATCTTATTAAGTCTGCCTCCCCTGAATCAATAACCTTGCCCATTTCTTTAAATGGTATTTCACAATCAGGAGTTATAGGAGTATCATGTTCAACATACAGTATCTTATCTGTTCTGATCTGTCCTATTACCCCTTTAAACATCTTAACCTGGTGGCTATGCTCACTAAATACAAAAGGTACAACATTCTTATATGTCTTATTGCACTTCCACAACATTCTAGATATATATTCTTGGTATGCCTCATTTAAGTCTTTCTGTTCCTCTCTTACTCCATCAAATGTTAAAAAGATCTCTGCATCAGGTAAATGTTTTCTTACAGTAGATATCGTTTCCTCTGTAATACCAGTGTCTGGATTAAACATATTAGGGGAAGTAGGTATAACTACTGTAATCCCATCCCTGTTTAATTGCTGTTTACTTATAAAATTATAGTCATCAACTAGGTTACACATAATCTGCCTTTTTCTTCTTTGCCACCATGCGAATATCAGGTTTGAATTTGTAGGAAAGGTGTCGTAAAAGTAATCTATATGTCCTACCTGTGACTCCCAATCCTCTATAAGTGGAAACTGTATGTCCTCGCCATAGATCATCTGCCAATATCCATCTTTTTTGTTTGTAGCAGAATACTTATCTACTAAAGGAATACACCCAAGTTCTAGTGCTTCAAATGTTCTAAATGTATCAGGTGTCATTGATCCCCCTGCACTGGGTATTATCTTTGCACTAGCCATCTTCTTAATATATTCTTCTTGAGATAAACCAAGAGTAAAGCCCTTTGATTCTATTAACTCCCCATCGCTTCTAGTTCTTAATATTCCTATCATATCCCTTCTCCTACTGTGAGTGTTCTGTCCACTAAAAAACCATTTTAAAGTTCTTTTAGGGTGTTCGGTTATTAGTTCTGTATGTGGCGTGTATCCTTCTTCAACAAACCTATCAACTTGTGGATGTTCTTTTCCTGCCTGTGGTGTCATTAACCACACTTTCATATTGTTATGAATTAGCTTAGAGGTATCAAAGAAATCATCCTCATTTGAAGTAAGGATGAGCAATACACCCTCTAATGTAGAAATATATTTATTAATTTCTTCTATCTTATCCAGATTCTTTCCTGCTGGTATAACAACAATCTCGTAACCCTCCTTCTCCTGTATGTTTGCTTCCTTAATAATTTTAGACAACAGATGTTGATCCCAATATCCTGATTCTGGAGCTTCTTTGTTAAAATTCAAAAACTTCATTTAAAAGGCTTAAATAATAAATGTAACTCATGGTCATAATCCAAACATTCAAACTTATAACCACATTCCTTCATATAACCAATTAGATCTCCAGCATATTGATTAAAATAGTTAAACATAAACTCACAATGCACTGACACATATACTAGTGGTCTATCTCTAGTCAGAATCTCTTTAGTGCCTTTTAAAACTTCAAATTCAGCACCTTCTACATCAATGGTAATCATATCAACCTTCTTTTGAGGAAAGTATAGCAACATAAACTCATCTAATTTGATTTGTGCTGTTGTAGCAACCTCTTGAGCCAAGTGTTTAAAACCATGATTTCCAATAAGTTCTCCATCTGCACATCTAGGAAATTCACCAAATGACATGAACTGGGTTACATCTCTTTGAGGTGGATTAAGTTCTGTAGAAGCACTTGCAAAGCCTACAAAACAAGCCAAAGGTATCTTTAGATCATTATGCGACCAGATTGCTTTCACATTAGCCCATACTTTAGGATTAGGCTCGAACATAATTATATTCTCACATTTTTGAGCTAATAAAGCTGAAATATCTCCTTCTTCCGTTCCAATATCTAGGACAAGATCTCCTTTCTTTAGGTTATCCATCATAGAAGCAATTCTTTTGACTTCCCATCCAGTTTTCCACTCTGGTCTGTCTGCTCTATGGTCTGGTAGTATTATTTTCCAAGTTCCATTGATTAATGTTTCTCTCATTTTAATAACATCCATCTCCAATTAGGTAGAAATTGATTCATAACCTTAAAAGAGTTAAATCCCGCCTCTAAAGCATATTTATACATTTCCATTTCACTCCTTTGCCAACTAAACTCTGTTTTTTCTGTTCCCTCAACAAATTGTATCAAACAGCTTCCTCCTTTATTCATATTTCTTTTCATTTCTTTTAGTATCTCTTTTATACCTTCATCGTCTATGTGTTGGAATACTGTTATGGAATATAGGAAATCAAATCTAATATCAAAAGTTCTTCCATCTGTTACCAAGTAAAACTTAGAAGAATTTAAGCCTTTATTAAAATTACAAAAATTAACCATCCTATTACTTATGTCTAACCCATAAAGAAAGGAATTGTCTATTGACAATCCACTGGAAATCCTTCCTGTAGCACATCCATATTCAACCACCACAAACTCCTCCTCATTGTTCTTTTTCTCAATAAATTGCATAATCCAATCCTGAAGCTCTTTTGCTGTAGGCACAGGATCAAAAATCATATCAAACCTATTCTCCTTCACAATATTGTCCCAGTATTCCCTTTCCTTTTTAACTCTTTCGTTCATTGTTTATAGTTTCAAGTAGATACTGTAATCTCTTAGTATATGTGTGGTCTGTTCTTGCCCTTAAATTACCCCTTAGCCTAATCAATTCCCTTTCTTCCTCATTATCCAAATAAAGATCTATTGTTCGTTTAAGCCCATCAAAATCGCCAAATTTATAGGTAACCAACTCTCTATCACTCCCCTCTAGTTTAAAATGATCCTCTAATCCTTTAATGTATGGAAATATCATAAAAGCACCTCTTCCAGTTGCTTCAAACAGTCTATCTGAAAAGTAATATGGGTAATCAAATCCTTTGCATAAAGTGTCTCCAATAACTACTTTAGCACTCGCATATAAATCATTAAGATCCTTTCCTCTAATAGTTCCTTTTCCACCACCACCCCATTGGGTAAATCTATCCCCATAGGTCTTTTCTAGCCATTCAATAAGCTGTGGTCTGTAAGCCCATTCTGGATGATAACCTCTAGATCCAACAAATACTACATCCTGCTGTAATTCTGGTCGCTTCTCACCAAAATAGCACTCATCTTCAAAAACTCCTGGAGGAAGATAAAAAGCTTTAATTCCTCTCTTTTCTAGGTCTGGCACAAACAGTTTGTCTACGGTAAAAAAATACTCTATGTTCCAATAAGGATCTATATCAATTAATATCTCTCTTTCTATTCCTTTGAACAGATCTAGGTGATAACCTACGGATGGTATACCCCTCTTCTTTAGTTCAGCATATACATCTTTGATTCCTTCTATTCTCCAATTATCTCCATGTGTATGAGTATGATAAAGCATATCACTCTTAACTACATTTTCCATTACCTCATTTTTATTAGTTTTGTTTTCCTGTATTCTAATAACCTTATGCCCCATCTTCTCAAATGTTTTTGCATGGTGACTTTCTGTACTATAATCTACTTCATGATTACCAACAAATGTGATTATCATTTTTACTTAATAATATATAATTCTTCTGCTTGACTCCTTGCCTTGATAGCCTCTTGAATATCTTTAAAATATCCAAGCTCAATGCGATTTTTGCCTCCTCCAATATATGCTCTCCAAGCCTTTATGGGTTTAAACCAGTTTACTCCTTTGACACCAGACTTATTATTCTTGTGTATACCAGAATTAAAGTTATTCTGCGTTCTGTTTACTATTCGGAGGTTAGACTTTCTATTATCAAGTGGATTTCTATTTATATGATCGGTATCAAATTCTTTGGGAGTATTCATTATCATCTTATGTAACAGTATTACCTTCCTAGTCTTTAATCTTCTATTTCCTACTTCTGTAATGACATAATCTCCTGACATTCTATGCCAACTATACTTGTTGATTAGAGGACAATCTTCTTCGTCTATTAAGAAATATCCCCCATCTGGTAGTCTTATTTTCATAATATAAATATACTCTTAAATTATGTTACTATCAATTACTTTATTAGGTTAGAGCAAAAATAATAGATTGAATAAATAATCCACATTGCCATAAGTAATATTAGTAGGAGGTCAACTAGCTTCTTCATTTCTTTTCCTCCTTAATTATTTTAGTCCACTTATTGCCCACTATTAGATACTGCATCAATCTCCAAAATGCGTTAGGCGTATTCTCTTTGGTTGTTTTAATACTAAAGACTAGCCGATTCATACCAAATAGCTCACATTCATAAACATATTCTGGCTCTGTATAAATGTTCATAAACTCCTTTGTTTTTCCTGTAGTGTCTACAAAGTCTGACATTTTATTTGCTTGTTTCCTTTAACATCTTATTTAACTTAACCAATATAGCTGTAAAGACATTCTTGCTTGGACTCATGCCATGTTGAAGCTCTTCCTTTTCTATTTGATACTTAGTTCTTTCGACTAAACTTACAAGGTTTTCTAACTCTTGATTAGTAAATCCTACCTCCTCACTATCATCTACTCCATCTAATTCTTCCATCTTATCCAGGTCAATCACCTCTTTGTATCCCAATCTTGCTAGGTGATCATCTATACTGCCCAATCTCTTGTTAATGCCTCTTAATGATTCCGTTAGGTCTATCAACATTTCAGTTTTGAAAGACTCTTCTATCTTTTTCGTTCTCATTTCTTATGTTGTAATAATTAAACTTTAAATATTGTCAGAATACAAACTATTAAAAAGGCTATACATAAACAGATAAAAAGCTCTTCCATCTTATATAAGTAATAATTAAACTCCTAATAAACTAGTTGGTAAACTTAGTTTTAAGACTTATTAAGAGAATATCCTACGCGTAGATTTCTCAATGGACTAATCGCTTAATCCTCGTCTTAGTATGACGATCAGATGTAGCAAAGCACCCCATACCTAAGTTCACCAAACAGTCTATTAAGTTGTTAAAAGAGCTAATAAAGTATTTTCTCTAATCTATTATAAACTGATCTCTTTGTGCTTTTAACCCGCCCATTTTCAATATAATTAACACCCATAACAGAAATTTCAAGTACCTTTGCGATATCTCCCTGTGACAACCCACGCAAAGTTCTAAAGTTTAGCAGTAAAGTAGGAATCTTTGAGTCAATTGGTGCTGTCTTCCTAAATTGATCCCTCCGTTCTTTCCACTTTCTTAATAGCTTCTCTCTATTTTTAGTATAATATTGTTTCCACCTTTTTCTAATCTTAGTTTTGTTCTTTCCGTAATATTTCCTTCCTTCTATCGCCTCTCGTTTTCGGAATTTTAAGCTCAATCTTTGAGTACGCTTATATTCTCTATTATATTGCCTTAGCTTTTCCCTTCTTTCTGTTTCTGTCATTTAATCTACTCCCAATATTATTTTAAGTTTCTCCTCTCCAAATTTCTCTAGTGCCTTGTCTAGTAGGTTAGAGTCTAGGCAGTATGTAGTGCCTTCATATCTAGCACATTGACATACATTCCAATTTATACCGTTCATTGCATGGCTATAGTAAAGAAAATACTTGGCTTCATCTGAGTTCTCCCAGTTCATGTGTCTAATACCATTAAGCTCCTTACAGAAATCCTTATACTCTTGTACTAGTAGCATCTTCTCCTTAGCTTTCTCTGCTTCTTCTTCTGTCTTGTAACAGTTGCCTATACTCCATCTAAATTGGTCTGTAAATCCACCATTTGAAGAAGAGTTATCTACTATAAACCCAGCATCATCTATGAAATAGTATCGCATACCTCTTTCTTCTGGCTTCCATCTACCTATCTTCCTAGTTTTAAATACTTCTTGCTCTCTATCGTTTTTTAATCCATCCCATTTTGCTTTCATAAAAGAACTCCATGCAGTTTGCTCCATGTCCATATACTTCAGTTGCAAATCAGTAAGTTGCTCTTCTAAATACTTTACTCTGCTAGTAATGGTTCTTGCTTTCTTTGCTCTTGGTTTCTTCATTTGTTTTGGTTCACCGTAATTAAGCAAGACATCTGCAGGCTCTCTATTGGTTAGTGCATTTACTACCTCTCTATCATATCTTGCTCCTATTTTAAGTTTTCTTGTTTTCTTCATGTTATTTGATTTAATAGATTAAGTTACATAATAATACTTTCAGGACTTACAAAAATGCTATGCTTTATATACCTACTAGGATTAAAGTTCATATTGTCAAATGTTTCATACTCTATCTGGTAGCGTGCCACTCTGTTTTTCTCGTCTCTTAAAATGTCAATAATAGTGACCTGTTCCAGTCTTGACATAGTGTCTGATGAGCTTGATGCTCCTATAAGATAAGTCCATACTATGTCTCCAACTTTTTTCTCTCCACTTTCTAAGTAACTCAATCTTTTCTTTATATCTTCCACTTGTTTCTTCAATTCCACGATTCCATCTTTTTTCATGGTTATTTGTTTAATAGTTATTCACCTACAACATCTCTTATCACATCTCCACTGCAATTCATCCAACCAGCAAACCATACATCTTCGTACTTAAGTATTACATTCTTCTTTTCACTCAAAGCCTTTTTTGCCTTTCCAATTATGTCGATACTTGCATTATTTATGCAATAAGAATCTTCCTGTGATGATTGTAAATCAGTCTTGAAATATACAACTGTTATGCGTGACATAAAGTTCTCATAAGTATCCACAGCTGTTATATAGCCTTTATGCTCTCCTTTTCCTGCAATCAGGTTAAGAGGTATCACACAGGTCAAAAGCACCACCACTACTGCTGTTATGATAATTGCAGTCCAACAACCCCCACCGAGTTCTAAGTCTTCCATGTTATCCGAATTTAATAAGTAATAAAATACACACTCCGAATATAATAATGTACTTCCAAAACAATGGATTCTTTAGTACATCAATGGCAGTTTCGTTTTTCACTTTAAGTACTCTACTGTAAATAAAACCTTTTTGTTGTTTCCATCTACCACCATAGTCTTAATCGCTATCTTTCTATCTTTCATTAAATCATCAATCTCCTGAATAGTTATCTCTCTCCAATCATACTCTTTTGTATATATTGTGTTTGTCATGTGGGTGTACATTAACAATTAAAGTTCAGATATTTCACTCTCTGCTGTCTTGTATTCCTCTGTCTCAAAGTTCTGATTTGATAGCCACTCATTCATTTCGTCGTGAGTGATGTCCTCAACAAATCCTTCGTTTGTTTCTAGGTTTATCATTCTTCTCATAAGTAAAAGGTAATAATTTATTATGTATAATATATTATCTTTACTTTACATTGTCAAGTGATTTCTTTAGTTTAAACCTAGTCTTATGAAAGTCAATATAGCCCTCTACTACTAGTGTATTTAGAATCCAATAAATACCTTGTCTGGTTTTTCCTATCTTTTCTGCAATTTCTGCTACAGATATATCAGGATTCTTTTCTATAATTTTTAATATCTTTTTATATTCTGATCTCATAATTTTAATGATAATAATGGGGGAGTTTCACCCCCTAAAGGTTACTTTCTCTTTCCCTTTTTGGTTACTTTCTTAACAGCTTTCTTTACTGTCTTGACTGCCTTTTTTACTGCTTTCTTCATTCTGGGCATTATAATAAATAAAATCTATCAAAGCCTTTATTCGGTTGGTTTTACACAAATTATCAATGCACAAATGATTCCCCCTATCCAAAACCCTGCGAGTGTAAACAGTGTGACCAATAGAACATTACCACACCCCTTATCTACTACTGCTAAAGGAGGGAATAACAAACATGCTAATACTCTCCAAATTGACATCTTAATTAATTAATAAATAAAAGTAACAAACAGTCTTTCCTTTGCTCCACATCTCTTACATTTACTGATTTTAATATTGGCATCCATTACATTAATACCGATCACCCTTTTTTCTATCTTGTTCACTGCATAACCCCATTGATGACCAAATATCTTGCAGATTAATCCCTCTCTACCAGATACTTCCCACTTTCCCTTCTTCTTCGCTAGATCCCTTATGTAAGGCATTTTTTAATATATAAAAATTAAATTAACTTTAAGTTATCATCCTTTAATCCCCTTACCTCCATGTCTTCCACAGGGATTATAAACACACTTTTCCCACCTATCTTTCTTATAACCTCATCAGATCCATATTTATTAGCAATATCCAAAGCCTTGTCGTAATCAATGAGATACTCCTTTTCTTCTTGCCCTATGGTACATTCATAATCCCATGCATTCTTTAAAGCATTAACTTCTATCCCTATGCAGTATTTAGGCTGTGTACCAAACTGGTATGCCATAAATCCTTTTTTAACTTTGTATTTCATTATCTTTGATTAAAAACTTGTTGTTGTAATTCCCTTAGCCTATCCCTACAGGCTCTGCAAACCTTATCAACACCCTTAATTAAATGGGATATTCGTATCTGTTCCTTTCCTTCTTCGCTACCTCTCCAGTACAAAGCTGTGTCTGCATTACTCTTGTAATTAGCTCTATTCTGAATCATAAAGGTTGCTTCTAATATCTCAAGTTCACCTTGTCTTTCTTCTAATAAAGCACTAAATCCTGCTAAGAGTGAAAGATAGTTATTAGCTCTCTCTCCTGTTAGAGTTTGTACATTTTCTTTAGAGTAGTCCTCTACGGCTCTGCTTCCAAACTTTAGTATTGTGTCTTTTATGTTTTCAATGTTTTCTTCCATTTTAATTTGTTTCATTATGTTTTATAAAATACCTTAGATAGCTTAAATAACTTTTAATCAGTCTCTTTACATTATTTAAAGACATAGAGCCTTTCCTTTGTTTAGCACCATCTATAGTAATCCAACTAATATCATAATCCATCAAATTAATTAGTGATTCTATTCTTTTCTTTTCCTTTTTAGTCATTTTATTACTTATAAAAAGTACTTTTTCATCAAAAACATCTTTTCACTTTCAAAAGGCTTTGTATCAAACTCTCCTTCTCCTAGCTTCTTAACAGAATAACTAGTATTAAAACCTGTTCCACTTTTAGTTATTTCTATTTCATACTTTTGTGGATCTCCGAATTCTTTACCTAACATAGCAATCTGGTTTCCTAGTAACACTCCACATTGAAGTATCTTTACCTTGCCACTTGACAATATAATCCAAGTAAATCTTTTCTTGCCTTCCAAACCTTTTTCCTTAGCTTCTTCTTCACTAAATCGTACCCAGCCTCTTGATGTTCTCATTCCATATTCGTCAACTATATTTCCCTTACTAATTATTTGTATTACTTGCTTACCATCTTTCATTTTGTAAAAGTCTGATGGCTTCTCATAAGTTGCATAGTCTATTGGTGTTATCATAGTTTTAAAGTTAAAGGATAATCTATTACTTCTTTAGGCTCTGGAATTTTGTTCCCATTAAGCATCTTATACATAGAGTAAACAGTCATGAAGTCCTTAGTCCTAACAGGCTCACCTTCTATTTCTATGTCTTTTTCTTCTAATACTGTATATCCTTTTTTAGTTCTAGGATTTAAGTGTAGTATCATTCTGTTTGCAAGTTCATTAGTCATCTCCTGTAATGCACATTGGTATGCTGTTATTTGTAGTAAGTGTTCTGTATAGATAGAACTTGAAGTCTTTATATCAACTATAGTCAATATGCCTTTTATCTTGCAAAGTATATCTAATGTTCCAGCATATCCTAATTCAGAAGCTAATACCTTTTCTATCTCAATAACTTCTGGTTGATATTCTGCACACCAATTCTTAAATGCTACTAGGCATTTCTTATCACTCTCTAATGGAAATTGTGTTAGATCTATCTCTACTCCTCTTAGCATTTCTTCACAAGCATTGTGTATTGCTGTTCCTCTCTCACCTGCTTTCTCTAGTTTCTCTTTAGCCTTGTCATTTCCAACTTCACCAATCCATTGTCGTAATGCAAATGGTGTTGGCATAGCTTCTTGAAGTATCTTAGTAACTGATGGTTTGAAAACTCCATCTACATAGTAATAATGTGTGTCATCAATTACCTTCTTTACTATTTCTGGTTTATAGAGTTTCATAAGATAAAGTAATAAGTTATGGTATAAATATATACCTATTACTTTACTTTGTCAAGTGTATTTCAGTGTTGTGAGACTTGGGTATTTGGTGTATACTATTAGTTCTTGTTGTTTTAACCCAAGTACTGGTGACTGAAAGGTCTTCTGGTATTTCGGTTAAGATAATAAGTCTACTATCTGTTGATAATCAAACTTATAATACCCATTCTTTTTTACCTTCAATTCATCTAGGAACTTTTGCCCATACCTTTTAATTAAAAACTCTACAAACTCTGTTGGTGTTTTGTGTGCAGAAAAGTCACTTTGTAAGGTGTGATGTCCTGAACATAAAGTTATCCCATTATTTATATCCCATCTGGTACTAAAGTTTGTCCTTGAATAGATATGATGTGAGTTAAGATATGTTTTTTTACCACAATAAACACAGGAATAACCATCTCTCTCTTTTACCTTTTCTGACCATAGAGAGTCCAAATGTTTTTGTAGCTTCTTTATGCTCACCTTCTTTTTACCTAGCTGTTTTTCTTTACTGTAACTCATCATCTTTATCAATCTTAATATCTACTAAAATACCTAGCCTTACTGCTCCTAGAAGCTCTTTAATACAAGAGTGTAGTGTTACACCACTTCTAGGCTCTTTTACAATTACATCCCCATTCACTTCGTTTATTTGAGCCTCTATCTCTCTCCCCTCTGGTATCCCCCTCCAATCTATTAATGTGAAGTATTCTTCAGTCATCTTCTAATTCCTGTAATCCACTAAAATGTGCGTAATCCTCATGTAGCATCTTTAGTCCATCAGCTTCTATTCTTACTCTCTCTAGTAGATCCCCATACATAATTATCATCTTTTCTAATAACATTTCCTTAGCTTCTAGTTGTGTGTAGCCCATATCGTAAATGTCAAACTCGTTAGCACCAATAAGGTATTTATTGCCTTTCTTCTTTATCCAGTACAGTCTGGTTTTAGGATTGAATAGTTTTTTCTTTTTAGTCTTTTTCATTTCCATAATCGGTTAAATATTCTATCCATCTCCTCTTTTAATGCCCAGTCTATAGTGTCAACTATGTCCTCCTCTGTTACTACAGCACCCATTCCATCTTTCTTTCCACTCTTGTAGTCTTGCAAGTCTTTGTGCAAGTCGTAATAAAAATCGTCATTAAATTTGTATTTCATTTTTCTATATTAACATTTATTCTCCCCTGAAATTGAGGACTGATATACGATTGTGCATAGGTACAATCTTCTGTATCTCTACTTTCTCCCATTATAATAACACTACTGTTCCTAGTTACAATAATATGTGGCTTACACCCTACAACTACTGGACACAACGAGCATATCTGTTGGAAGAATCCACCGAGTACGATCCTCTGGGGCGTGTCTTCTATTGGAGTTATTGCCCAAAAATCTAGTATGCTTGAATTTGAAATCTGAAACTTGTAGCTTTCTTTTTCTTCTTCCATTTTATTTCTTATATGGACATTCTGTATGTAATTGGTATCTTCTTTTCTTTCTATTTTCTATAAACAGTCTAGTAAGATACCTTCCCAGTCCTGTCAAACCACCTTCTATGTTATGTATTTCTTGTCTATGTAGATCCTTACACACTAACAATCCCACCTCTGGATCTTGAGAGTGCCTATCAGAATATGCTTCTGAACAGTGATGGGCTTCTAATGGTATCTCATCTCCTTTATCACTAAAACCACACTCATTTACTGGACACGCCCTACAAAATATAGCACCAAATTCCTTCCTATGATTAGTAATAACGCCCTCCCTAAATTCTCTTTGATTAAGGCGTTTCTCACTCATTCTTTCCTCCTATTAAACTACTTACCATTCCTCTCTATTAACGATTAAGAATACAGACACGCCAATAATTATGAATGTGATTAAACATAATATTTCCATGTTCCTAATCTACTCCCTAAACTTTACTCTTTGCAAGTACTTAATCACTTAAATATCTACTTCCCTCTAATCTCTCGTATTGTGTTTGTGTTTCCTCCTGTTTTTTATAAGAAAACCTTTTTATCTTATTATTATTTATCTTATTATTATTTGCTCTTAGTTTTCTCATAGTTAGAGTATGAATTTTCTCATAGTCAGAATATGAGTTTTCTAAGAGTCGAACATTGGTTATAAATCGTATAGTACCCCCATTGGCTTTTTGTCTAGATCCCTTCGTTATCAGCTTTTTTTGCGATAAATTGGCGATTGCATTGTTTACTGTACTCTCGCTACAGTCAAATATCTTTCCCAGCTGTTCATTAGTGAAATAAAACCTGCCTGTACTATTACCCATATAAAACCTGATAAAGCCATATAGAAGGGTTTCAGTCTGTGATAATTTGTACCTCTTTGCAACTTCTGGATAATAAGGGATAAATTCTGGAGTAAAAATCTTACTAGCATTTGCTTCTGATATTTCTCTCTTTTGCATTTCTTCCTCATCGTAGGTAAAGAGAAGGTGTTCTGTTTTGAGTCCATTCTTGTCCTCTGTTATTGATGCTCCTGATTCTTGCATTTTAGAAAAGTTATAGGTAAAAACCTCCCACCTATGAAACATTCACGGAACATAGGTGAGAGAAATTAAAGCTCATTAAGCCCTAGTTTCTATGGTTTTCTTCTGAATTTCTTTTAATGTGAATGTTGTCATGTCTACAAATTATACTTAATCCATATCAATGTCAAGACAAAAAAATAGCTGGTCGCTTCTTGGGGAAGTTATACCAGCTATTACTCTTATTACCCTGATTTAAAGATACACCCTAGTATCTGTTTTGTCTATTAAAATAGCAGTCTTGGTTATGATTAAAGCCATGATGAGGGATTATCTGCCATTTGTCCCATCTCAACCTCTGTGTAGGCTCACAATCGTTAAAAAATGGACATCCCCTACATATCCTCGTTAGCATAAGACCTATCACAAACCTTCTTTTAAGCCCCATGCTATCAGTTTCAAACCTATCTTTTACTTTCCATACCCTTACTTCTTCCATATTTAGCAAAAATAAAGGAGAGTATACATATGATTCTCTCCTTTTGTAGTTTTAGACTTCTGGTCTGCTACTAGTTTAATATACACCTCGTACTATTTACCTGCAATAGTCTTTTGTAACTTACCATCATTATAGAACATTGCAAAGATAGTTTGGCTGGTTACTAATATTGCCCCAAATCTGACGCTAAGAGCCTTTAGGAACTCCCAAACATCAGTGGTTGGTATGTTTGTACCTACCTCTGGTAATAAAGCCACTACAAAGGCAAGAACTATAGCAACTGCTCTTTTTGCATTTCCTTCTTCTATTTTAAAGATTCTAACCACTAAAGTTACTAGTGGTGGTATGAAAGCTGAAGCAATCAAAGCCATTGTGTTTACATCCATCTGAATAAAATAATAAATAAACTACCTATTTCTTCTCAAAGAACTTCTTAAGTGCATCTGCAAATTTATTAACCACATCAAGAAACCAAGTAAAAAACTTTCCATTGTTATTTGCTGACTGGCACAATATAAGTTCTTTTTCTGTTCTTTCGTAATTAGCCTTGTAGGTATCTCTTTCAATCCCAACCTTATCCTTGTCGCTTGTAAGTGTAGCAATGACTTCTTCCAACTTCTTCGCATTAGCCTCCGATTTAGTTCCGAGATCAACCAGTTGAGCATTTGTTTCATCAACCTTAATAGTTAATTTTGCTATCTCTACATCCTTTTGAGTTGCTATATCCTTCCACTTAATAGCCTCATTGTATAACCCTTTGACTGTAGCTAGTTCCCCTTGTACTGCTGTTAATTGTTTTTTTAATTCTTCAATCATTTTGTCTGCTGATTTAAAAAGTAATTTTAATGCTATTGGCTTCCCTTTTGGTATTCCAGTCCAGCTAGAGCTTTGATACCAACTCTGTAACCCATTCTCATTCTTACTAACCCACACTTCACCTGTATCTACAAATCTACCCCCATCACATAAAGCATTATTTCCCCCTCCATTTCTTAGCCATCTAACAATACAAGTCCAGTGAAGATGTGGCTGTGCTTTACCATTACTATCCCCACTCTTGGTTATTACTTGTCCTTGTTTATAGAAAGCTCCTACCTTTGGAAGATTAGGGGTGTTTATATGTACAAACTGATGTTGGAAGTGTGCCTTATTGCCATCCTCCATCTCGTATACTTTGGGACAATCTAATATAAAACTATCAAACCCATTAGTACTTATTACTGTTCCATCGTCAGGAGCTACAAAAGCAAAATAGGTCATACCTTGATGCCCATAGTCTGTTCCTGCATGAGGGACTGTTCTAAAGGTCTGATAATCTGCAAAATTACTCGTTATATGGTGATCTGTGCATTTTATCATTTGATTAGGAATAAATTAGATTTATTTAAAGCAACCCTTTTGACTCCTCTAAACTCGTATTCATAACTTAATGTCCATCTGTATTTACCTTCTCGTATATCTGTTCCTACTCCTGCTTTACAAGGTAACAACTGCTCTGATTTAATAGTTCTAGATCCTTTCTCTACTGTTGAAGGGATTGTCTTTGAATATACATTCCTATTGTCAATGTCCTCAAGTGACAAGATGAACATAAACTCACCTGTTAGATTCTCTAGTGCTGTTCTAGTTATTTCTATCTCTTGTACTTCACAGGCTTTATATGTTTTAGAATCATCTACCTTTATAGAATTGATTACATAATACTCTGTTTTATCAAAGTACCTAAAGTATACATCTGGAATTAAAGCTCCTAGCAAGACAAAGAGCATTGCAAATATAACTGTACCCCATGTTCTATGGTTTGTCTTGCTCAACATCCTTTTCAACATATCTTTCATTCTTGTTAAAAGTACCCTTCCAGATACTTCCAAAATTAAACCCAACTGCATTGCCTATCATGCCACCCATTATTAGATCAAAAACGATTCCTATATTCAGCTCTGGTTTTAACACCCTTGCTATCATTATAAAACCCCAGAGTAATGTTCCTATTAAGATTACAAATGTTCTAATCTCCCACTTAAACTTATTAATAGCAATAGCGAACAGGTATCCCATCACTATGCCGACTATAAATCCTCCTAATCCCCAAATAAGTTTTTCATTTTCCATGTCATCGTTTTAATATCCTGTATATAAACATATCACCACAAAGCACCCCTTGTCTATGCCGTGTTGAATATCACCCCATCTAAACTAACCCATGTTGTAGATCCCTGTGGGGCTCTAACCACGCCACTTGTATCAATTCTTAGTTCTCCATGTGCATTATTTGAAGCTATCCCAAATATCCATGTCTCGGTTGGTCTAAACCCACTAGGCAGTGTGAATATTGTGGTGTTCATAGCTGAGCCATCTTTAACCAAACCTCTTAAATGTACAAACCCCATACTATCCTTCATATATCCACAAGTTGTAAAGCCACTTCCATAGTTTACCCATGAGTTAGAAAAACTAGGAGCTGTCCAAGCTGGTTGTGCCACTTGTAAATACCCACCTCTAGAAGAATCGTATAGTTGTTTAATTGCTATACCATCCTTCGTTATATACATAACTGGAATACCTACATCTAGAACACTCTCTAGTATATAAGCATTTAACTTATCATAAATTCTTACTTCAATATCAAACGATTTTGTTGTAGTGAATCCACCTGCTCCAAGATCCCCATTTATGTGAGTTGCATAGGTTAAAGCACCAGATGAGTCACTAAGCGTTATTGCTGACCAAGCCGATGAACAATGAAGAGTATGCGTTCCACTTTGCGATCCTGATGTGTTTATTTTAGTATTTGCCAAAGCATTGGCATAGGTCGTAGCTACATTAAAGGTACTAGAATCTATATAAATCACAAAGTATGTAGTATCTACACTTAATCCAGTAGGTAAAGCACCTGTCGTAGTAAAGAAAATAGGATCTCCTGTAGCTAACCCATGTGAAGATTTAGTAACCACACAAGGAGTTGCTATTGTCATTGTACAAGTACCATCGTTTGTAGCCCATACTTGTGTAGTAGGTTTGAATCTATATGCACTTGTTATTGTATTCTGCACACCTGCTACACCCCCACCAAAATACTCCTTCCAATAGCTACCTTCTAAATTTAAAGTTACAGGAGCATCAATCTGATTATCTCTAGGAAGTGTAATGCTAGATATTACAGGAGGTACATAACTAACCAAAGATGTTAGACTGACTGGCGTTCCTGCTGTAGTCAATGCCCTAGAATCATAAGCAGTCATAGTTGTAGCTATAGCAGTAGCATTGTCAATATCTATATCAACTGTTGATCCTGCTGAATAAGCACCATCTGTAGCCTGTGATCCATTAGCAAATCTATACTTAATAGCTGTGGCACTGTTTAAAGCTACCATCTTGTTTCCAGATGTAATAGTTCCTCGTATCTTTGAATATCCTGATATTATCTTTTGAGCCGATCCTGTAAGGGTATTGGTATAAGATGTTACAAGTGCACTTGAGTACTTATCTACAACATTATATGTCTTATCCACAGAAGCCACTGTATATGTTGTAAAAGTAGGAACATTTGTTGCTGTATTAACATAAGCAGTTCCAGCTTGATCCCTGTTTCCTCCCACCTGTACAGAATACCCTGCATCTGAATATGTTCTTATTCTTACATACATTGAAACTGCTGTCGCATTAGGAGTTTGAGCATAAATAGCTGTGTCATAAGCACCTCCAAGTGTTACTGTAGTACTTGATGTTTGACCATGATTAGTAGTCTTTA